GTGGGCTAGCAACTACGTACCTAGATGGTAAAGTAGCTGTACAGAAAGCTAACGCTGAGATTAAAGTTAAACAAGCTACAGGTGAGATTGATTGGGATCTTGCTGCAATACAAGCTACACAGAATAGTTGGAAAGATGAATGGATAACTTTACTTTTTTCTATTCCATTAATTCTAGCATTCTGTGGTGATTGGGGTAACAACATTGTGCAAGCTGGGTTTGCGGCACTCGAAACTATGCCATCTTGGTATCAGTATTCATTAGGTGGAATCGTTAGTGCCAGTATAGGCATTCGTTCTGTAAGTAAGTTTTTTGGAGGAAAGAAATAATGGTAGCACCGTTAGTGGTAGCAGGAGCAGCAGCCGTAGCTAGGTTTATTGCTAGTAGAGGTATGGCAGCAGCAGTTAAAAAGTATGGTAAGAAACTAGCGCAGCAAGGTGCTAAACACGCCAAAGACATGACTACTAAACCTAAAGCAGGTCAACGTCAAGTAGAACAAGCAACTAGAGGGCAACGTGCCTCACGTAAAGCGCAGCGTATTGGCTTTGGTGTAGGTGCAGCAGGTGCAGGTTTAACAGGTGCAGCTAAGATCGCTGATATGCGTAAGAAGCTTAAAGCTGAAACTGACGCTAAGAAACGCGCGCAGTTACAAGCCCGTATTGAAAAAGAAGTAGCTAAAGCTAACGCAGCTAAAACTAAAGATGCAGCTAAGATTCCTAACAAACGTCCACCCAAGAAACCTGCATTAGCAGGATCTATGCGTCCACCAAAAAGGCCCAAATAATATGCATAAAAACTTTAACAAATGTTTATCCATGTTACTTCACCATGAAGGTGGCTTTGTAAATCATCCCAAAGACCCAGGGGGTATGACTAACCTTGGTGTTACTAAAGCTGTTTACGATAAGTGGATAGGTAGAGAATCTACAGAAGAAGAGATGCGTGAGCTTACCTCAATAGATGTAGCTCCCATCTATAAGAAAAATTATTGGGATAGGGTACGAGGTGATGATCTTCCTAGCGGTGTTGACTGGTGCGCCTTTGACTGGGCCGTTAATTCTGGTAGCGGTCGCCCAGCTAAAGCTATTCAACGTGCTGTCGGAGCAACTGCAGATGGGGCTATAGGACCACGTACACTACAAGCTATTATGAATAAAGAACCTAAAGCTATTATTGAAAATGTATATACACAACGTCAAACATTTTATGAGTCGTTAAAAACATTTGAGACATTTGGTCGCGGTTGGACACGCCGTAATAAAGAAACATTGGAGCAAGCACTCCGTATGATAGAGGACTAGTATGGCACGAGAACTAACAGAGCGTCAACAAAAGTTTCTTGCAGTCCTTATGGATGAGGCAGGTGGCGATGTCACTATGGCTAAGAAGCTGGCAGGATACTCACCTAACACTACTAACACTGAAATTACTAATAGTCTTAAGGAAGAGATCCTAGATGTTACGCATAGTTATCTAGCACGTAACGTACCTAAAGCTGCTATGGCTATGGTTAGCGCTTTGTATGATCCTACTGAGTTAGGTATTCGTGATAAGATGGCAGCAGCTAAAGAGTTACTAGATCGTACTGGTTTAGTTAAAACTGAAAAGATGCAAGTAGAAGCTAAGGGTGGTGTTATGCTAATGCCAGCTAAACAAGTACAGGAAGATGATGACTAAGCCATTAGGTAAATGGAAACTACCCCAACCAACGGATCTTAAAGAAGACAATGAGTGGACACCTATTCCACGAGTAGCAAGAACAGTTCCATTTGGATATGAATTAGATCCAGAAGATGACGGAATACTATTGCCAATTAGTTTAGAACTTGATATGCTTGAGGAAGCGAAACAATATCTTAAACAGTATTCGTATCGTGAAGTAGCGAACTGGTTGACCAGAAATACAGGTAGAACTATATCGCACGTAGGACTCAAGAAACGGTTGGATAATGAACGAAGAAGAAAAAACAAAGCTGGCAGCTTACGCAGATGGGCAGACTATGCGAAAAAGGCAATCGCCAAAGCGGAAGAAATCGAAAATAGCCGCACAGGAGCCACCGCGAAAACGCAAAGCGAAAACGCCCAATCCGCAGCCTGATATAATAGAAGAGTTTACCCAGCAGGTTGAAGAAGATCATAACGTAATCTTTAAGCCTAATGTTGGACCACAAACAGACTTCTTAGCTGCAGGTGAACGTGAGGTACTATATGGTGGCTCTGCAGGTGGCGGTAAGTCCTACGCTATGTTGGCTGACCCTTTACGCTTTATGGGTCATCCAGCCTTTTCAGGATTGCTCCTACGGCATACTACAGAAGAACTAAGAGAACTTATATTTAAGTCTCAAGAAATGTACCCTAAGATCTGGCCTGGGATTAAATGGTCAGAACGTAAGATGCAGTGGACTGCACCCTCTGGTGCCAGACTGTGGATGTCTTACTTAGATAAAGAAGATGACGTACTACGTTACCAAGGTCTTGCTTTTAGTTGGATAGGCTTTGACGAACTAACTCAGTGGCCTACTCCATTCGCTTGGAATTACATGCGAAGTCGCTTGAGATCTACAGCAAGTGATTTACCAGTATACATGAGGGCTACTACAAACCCAGGAGGTAGGGGGCATCATTGGGTAAAAAAGATGTTTATTGATCCCGCCTCCTCTGGGGAATCTTTTGATGCAACTGATATTGAAACAAATGAAGTATTACGCTATCCTGCTGGACACTCAAAAGCTGGCAAACCTTTATTCAAGCGTAGGTTTATACCTGCCCGTCTTTCCGACAATCCTTACCTAGCAGAAACTGGTGATTATGAAGCAATGCTTCTGTCTTTACCAGAGCAGCAAAGAAGACAGCTACTGGAAGGTGACTGGGATATTAAAGAAGGCGCAGCATTTACTGAATTTAATAGGCAGATACATGTAGTTGAGCCATTTGCTATACCACATAACTGGGTTAAATTTAGAGCGTGTGATTACGGATATGGAAGTAAGTCAGGGGTTATTTGGTTTGCAGTATCTCCTAGTGAACAGTTAGTAGTATACAGGGAACTGTATGTAGGCAAAGTATTAGCTACAGATTTAGCTGATATGGTATTAGATGCAGAGGCTGAAGATGGCTCAATTAGATATGGTGTTTTGGATAGTTCTCTATGGCACAAGCGTGGTGATACTGGCCCGTCATTGGCTGAACAAATGATTATGAAGGGCTGTCGCTGGCGTCCATCTGACAGATCAAAAGGCTCTCGTGTAGCTGGTAAAAACGAAGTGCACAGGAGATTGCAAGTTGACGAATACACAGAAGAGCCTCGTATGGTTTTCTTTAATACTTGCCACAATCTTATTGCACAGCTTCCAGCCTTACCTATAGATAAACGAAATCCAGAGGATATTGACACGACCTCAGAAGATCACTTGTACGATGCTTTAAGATATGGTATTATGTCACGACCACGATTTACTAACTTTGAATTTGGTGGGCCTACTATGGCAAGCGGAATGCAAGTAGCAGACGCAACATTTGGATATTAAGGAAAGAAACTATATGTCAGATATTGATGAAATTTTTATTGAGGACGATTCCATTGCCCTTGAAGACACAGAAAACTCTGATGTTGAAGACTATGGTGCATCTAAAATAATTCCATTTATTATGGAAAGATACAAACGTTCTGAGGATTATCGTGAGCAGGACGAACAGCGCTGGCTTAAATCATATAGAAACTATAGAGGACTATATGGCTCTGATGTACAATTTACAGAAGCTGAAAAGTCTCGTGTATTTATTAAGGTAACTAAAACAAAAACACTGGCTGCATATGGTCAGATGATTGATGTACTATTTGCTAACAATAGATTTCCATTAAGTGTAGATCCTACAGAGCTACCAGATGGTGTTGTAGCAGATGTTAATTTTGATCCTAAAGAACCTGAACAACTACGTAAAGATACTAAGAATGAGATTGTGTCTCCTTATGGTTACAAGGGAGATGGCAAAGAGTGGGTTAAGGGTGCGACAGAAAAGACCCTTATGGAAAGTCTTGGCCCACTAAAAGAAAAACTAGAAGATATAGATAATCTAAAAGGTACTACAGGACTTACACCATCCGCAATCACATTCAGCCCAGCTATGATTGCAGCTAAGAAAATGCAAAAGAAAATACATGACCAGTTAGATGAGTCAAGTGCAGGTAAACATCTACGTAGTACAGTATTTGAAATGGCGTTGTTTGGTACTGGTGTAATGAAAGGTCCATTTGCTGTAGATAAAGAATATGCTAACTGGAATGAAGAGGGTGAGTACTCTCCTGTGATTAAAACAGTACCACAGATATCTCACGTATCTGTGTGGAATTTTTATCCAGATCCAGATGCAAGTAATATGGATGAAGCTCAGTTTGTTATTGAGCGCCATAAACTATCACGCACACAACTACGTGCCCTTAAGAAACGTCCTTACTTTAGATCATCTTTAATTGATGAAGCTATTTCTTACGGTGAAGATTATACACGAAAAGATTGGGAGCATGACTTAGCTGACTTTGCACCTGAACATGGTATTGATCGTTTTGAAGTATTAGAGTATTGGGGTATGGTAGACGTAGAGCTACTAGAAGAACAAGGTGTAGATATCCCTAACGAACTATCTGGCTTTGATGAGTTACAAGCAAACGTTTGGATATGTAATGGTAAACTACTACGTATGGTACTTAATCCTTTCAAACCTGCTAAGATTCCGTACCACGCCTCTCCATATGAACTAAACCCGTATGGTTTTTTTGGTGTGGGTCTTGCAGAAAATATGGACGATACGCAAACTTTAATGAATGGTTTTATGCGAATGGCAGTTGACAACGCCGTATTGTCTGGTAATCTATTGATTGAAGTAGATGAAACTAACTTAGTTCCAGGTCAAGACTTATCAGTATATCCTGGTAAAGTATTTAGACGCCAAGGTGGTGCCCCAGGACAAGCAGTGTTTGGAACTAAGTTCCCTAATGTTGCAGGAGAAAACCTGCAGTTATTTGATAAAGCAAGGGTATTAGCAGATGAGTCAACTGGATTTCCATCTTTCGCTCATGGTCAAACAGGGGTCAGTGGCGTGGGCCGTACTGCTTCTGGCATTTCTATGCTTATGGGTGCCGCACAGGGCGGTATAAAAACAGTAATTAAAAACATTGATGACTACTTGCTACGTCCTTTAGGTGAGGGCTTGTTTAGTTTTAATATGCAGTTTAGTTACGATCCTGAGTTGCGTGGAGATTTAGAAGTTAAAGCTCGTGGCACAGAAAGTCTTATGGCTAACGAAGTACGTAGTCAACGTTTGATGCAGTTTTTACAAGTAGCATCTAATCCTTCACTAGCGCCGTATGCTAAGTTCCAGTATATTATTAGGGAGATAGCTAAGTCAATGGAGCTAGACCCAGATAAAGTAACTAACAATATGGATGAGGCAGCAATACAAGCAGAGCTTATGAAAGGCTTTGCAGCCCCAGCCCAAGAGCAACAACAACAGGGAGCCAACCCTTTAGATCCTACAGGAGCAGGGGGTGGTAACATAGGAACAGGTCAAGTACCTACACCTCAAGAACAAGGATTTAGTGGAAATGAACAAGGACCAACTGCTCAACCGCCTCAAGCCAACGCTGGGCAACCCCCAACAGGCTAATGCGTTAGAGGAATACTTTGACTATCTTATTACTGAACAACACAGAATAATGGAACAAACAGATAGTATTACTGTTGTGCATAGAGCGCAGGGTGCAATAAATCAATTACGCAGATTAAAGTTATTGAAAGATGAAGTACTAAATGGCAGATAAAAAAGTAGGTACAAGTACAGGTAAAAAAACACAGGCAGGTAGGGATGTTTATAAAACTCCTGAAGGTGAAATGGTATCTGAAAAATCTACTACGTTTAAGTATAAGGATATGTGGATAAACATTCCTAGTATACATAATGGTCATAAATACGATGATGCTACATTAAAACTTATGCTAGAGGCAGAAATTATTAAGCCTACTAGTTCACATAAAAGTAGAGAAGATGCAGAACAAGCTGCACGTAAGCGTAGTGATAATTTAAAATTTAACAAAGGTGGAACTGCTATGAAAGATCAAATGAGCTTCTTTGAAGACGGTGGACTAAAAGATGAAGGCGGTATGGTGGATGAGGTATCTGGTAATGAAGTTCCATCTGGAAGTACACGTAAAGAAGTTCGTGATGACATTCCAGCTAACATCAGCGAAGGTGAATTTATTTTCCCTGCAGATGTAGTTAGGTTTATTGGTCTTGAAAAACTTATGCAGATGCGTCAGATGGCTAAGATGGGCCTGAAAGAAATGGAAGCTATGGGTCAGATGGGTAACTCTGAAGAAGCTACTATGCCTGATGACTTACCGTTTGGTATGGCTGACTTAATTATTGTAGAAGGTGAGGACGATAGCGAAGAGAATAACTTTGCTATTGGTGGTATTCAGTGGCCTGTATCTCCTGCAGATGTTCCTATTGAAAATAAAGTATATATTAATGAAGCTGGTAATAAAATAAATATTAGGTTCCAAGGCGATAAACCTCTTGACACCATACCTGATGGTTATGTATTATTTACAGGTCAACCCATACCCACGCAACCTGCAGCACCCGCGAGTAGTGGTGGTGGTGGATCAGATGAACCCGCACCTAAAAATCCATTTGTTGAAGCAGGTGGGTGGGCAGATGCTCCATTAGATATGTATATTAAAGAAATAGAAACTATTAGTGGTGCTACACCAAATATTGTAGCAGGTGTAGCCAGTGTTTTAGGCGGTCCATTAATAGGTGGCTTAGCATATGCAGCTAATAAATATAATAAAAAAGAAGCGCTAAAACATATAGATGCTCGTATAGAACAAGCAAAGAAAACTACAGTACCTGGACAAGTAGCAGCATTACGTAGTGCTAAAGAAAAACTATTAGGTAAAAAAGAACGTACTAGTATTATTGGTGCAGTTATAGGATCAATAGCTGAGTCTTTAGGGCTAACAGGAGAGCAGCAAGCTGCTGTTACAAATACTGCAACTAAATTAAATAAAGTAGAAACGCCACCTAAAGATGTTACACCTGTAGATAGTAGTGCTATTCCTTTATCACCAAGCTTAATTGCAACTTCAAAGCAAACTCCTTTTGAACTTTCTATTGAAGATTATATGTCTGCAGAAGAAAAAGAAGCTTTAGGAATACCTAAAGAAGATAAAGTTCCAGTTACAGGCGAACAAGGTTCTGCTGCTGTAGAAAAAATATTACAAGAAATACCTGCTATGCAGCAAGATCCTACGACTCAAGTTCCTGTTGACAATAGATTAACAGGTATGTCAGGTACGATTAAAGATGCTGGTACTCCTATAACAACATTAGGAAAAATAGCAATGCAACCTCCTACTGTAGTACCTACTCCTACTGAGCTACAAACAAATGTAGGTGATATAGATAGACAAACTAGAGCAGCTTACGAAAGTGATCTTATAAATAAAGGTAAAGAGCTAGTTGCACAGCAATCTAAAATGGCTAGTTTAGGCTTAATGGATAAAGTTAAAAATGCAGTTATGAATAAGAGTGCTATACCTGAAACAGGATTAACTGGAACTGTATTAAGTGAAACAGGCCCAGTAAGTAAGCCAACAAGACGCGCAGGATCACTAACACCTGTATCAGCTACAGGTAGCGGTAGATCACCTACAACAACTACAGCACCTTCTACTTCAACGGTTTCAAATAATGATAGAGATGACAGAAGTAGTTTTTCTGAAACATTAGCTAAAACAGGAACAGCAACTAGAATTGGATCTGCTGCACCTAAAACTTCTGTTAAACCGCCATCACGTCCATCAGGTGGCCCTGCACAAGATAATAATCCTAACAAACCAGATAAACCCAAACGTGGAGGGGGCGGTGGTAAAGCACATGGAGGTTTAATGAAGAAACGTGGTAAGTAACAGCACGTAAGTAATCTGTTACATTTGTCTGGCTACTCATCCCCCTAACAACAACACTAGGCTACGGTGGCCCCAGAAAAGAAAGTAAATAAATGGACGATACAATAATGGCTGGCGAAATGGAAGCGCCAAAAAAAGTAGCATTTGCAAATCGCAAGTACTCAAACGAAGATAAACGAAAGTTAGAAGAAGAAGAACTGCAAAAATTAATGGACGAACAAGATGAGTCTGTAAAAGAACAGGGAGTGCAAAAGGAAGAGCAAGTACCTGAAACAGCAGAAGAGCGTAGTTTTAAAAAACGTTATGGTGATTTACGTAGACATACTCAAGAAAAAGAACGTAGCTACGAAGATCGAATTAAAAAACTAGAAGAACAACTTAACGAATCTGCAGCACAAGGAATTAAACTACCTACTAGTGATGAGGACTTAGATAAGTGGGCAGCAGAATATCCTGATGTAGCAGCTATCGTAGAAACTATTGCAATTAAAAAGGCAAGAGAACAGTCAAAGGAATTAGAAGATCGTGTTAAAGCTATTGATGAAATGCGATATGAGGCCACACGTGAAAAGGCTGAAGCAGAGCTTATGCGACTTCACCCTGACTTTGGCACAATACGTGACAGCGATGACTTCCACGAATGGGCTGAAGAGCAGCCTAAGTGGGTTCAAGACGCTTTGTATGAAAACACTGAAGATGCTCGTTCAGCTTCTCGTGCTATCGACTTATATAAAAGCGATAGAGGCATTGCAAAAACTAAAAGTAAAAATACTGACAAAGATGCGGCGAGATCAGTAGGAACTAAATCTACACGTACTCGCCCAGAAACTGATGAGACAAGTAACTACCTAAAGGAATCTCAGGTAAATAAAATGTCTCCACAAGAATACGAGAAGTATGCGGATGATATTATGGAATCTATTCGTACTGGAAAATTTATTTATGATATTTCAGGAAATGCTCGTTAAGCTATTGACATGTAGAAAAACTATGGTATAACTATATGTACAATCCTTTAGTATAGGGTAGCCCTATTAAATAGCAACCTACTCTATACTAAATTAAACTTTACTATTCACAAACAGCAATACTCTTACGGAACTACCTAATCTCTATTGGCCCATTGCATATAGGAGCGGCCACTCTTGTAAACAATGCACCCAGTATGTTAGCCTCTAAACTTGAAATTGTTTTAGTTTGTATCTTGGAACCAATAATGCGAAAGGAATAAACAATGGCATTTGGATCAGCGAGTGGATATGGTAACCTTCCCAATGGGGTTTGGTCACCAGTAATCTACAGCAAACAGGTACAACTTGCATTCCGCAAGTCTGCTATCTGTGAAGCAATTACTAACAACGACTATTTTGGCGAGATTGCCAACATGGGCGATAGCGTGAAAATCGTTAAAGAGCCTGAAGTAGAAGTTAAACCTTATCTGCGTGGTACAACTGTTGCCGCACAAAATTTGATTGACTCTGACTTTAGTCTTAATATCGACAAAGCCAATTATTTTGCCTTCAAAGTCGATGATATTGAGGATGCTCATTCCCATGTCAACTTCCAAAGTCTTGCGTCAGATCGCGCAGCCTATCGTTTGGCTGACCAGTTTGACAAAGATGTACTTGGTTACATGGCTGGTTATAAGCAAACACCTGCTGCTGGTGCAACTGGTAACATCTTGGAAGATGAATCTGCTGATACTGTAAACAACGTTATCAACGGAACCAAAGCTAACTCAGCGGCTGGTACAGACGAGTTGCTCGCAGTTAATAAGCTGAAAAAAGGTGACTTTGGTAACATCACTACATCTTCTGCTGGTGACCATTCAATCCCAGTAGCTGCACGTCTTTCTGGCGCTACAGCATTGCCAACAGCAACTGTGTCTCCTGCGATGATTGTATCGCGTATGGCACGTTTGCTGGATCAACAGCAAGTTGACTCACAAGGTCGCTGGTTGGTTATTGATCCCGTAATGATGGAAGTCTTGCGCGATGAAGACTCACGTTTGTTGAATGCAGACTTTGGTGGTTCAGGGTTACAGAACGGTATGGTTCTGAATAACTTTCATGGCTTCCGCGTCTACGTAACTTCAAACTTGCCAGCAGTTGGTACTGGTGCAGGAACTTCAGGTTCCGCAAACCAGAACGCTAACTTTGGAGTTATCTGTGCTGGACACGACTCAGCCGTTGCATCTGCAGAGCAGATCAACAAAACTGAGACTTATCGTGACCCAGACTCATTTGCAGATATTGTGCGTGGGATGCACCTTTACGGTCGCAAGATCCTTCGTCCAGAAGCTCTGGTATCAGCGAAATATAATATCGCCTGATAATACACTTACAGAGATAGGCTGCTTAACTGTGGCCTATCTTTATTTGCATATAAAGGACATCTTCAAATGGCAATTACTACAGCAATGTGCAACACGTTTAAGCAAGAGCTACTTGGCGGTGTTCACGATCTTGATACTCACTCACTAAAATTGGCTCTAATTAAAGCTTCACCATCAGGTACTTATGGTGCAGCTACTACTAACTACTCAAATGTTACTGGTAACTCCGACGAAGCATCAGGAACAAATTACACTGCAGGTGGTCAAGTACTAGATGGCGCTGCTATTACTTTAGCTGGTAGCACAGCTATTGTTGACTTTACTGATGAGGTATTTCAAAATGTAACTATCTCTACAGATGGTTGTATTATTTATAATACTGCACAGGCTAACAAAGCAATAGCAGTTATTGACTTTGGTGGTACAGTTAGTGCAACAGCAGGTGATTTAACTATTGAGTTTCCTGCAGCTGCAGCAGGTACGGCAGTAATTCGTATTGCATAAGATACTTTAAGGATACCTATCTATGACAATTAAGTTTGCAAATCGTGTAAAAGTA